TTGAAATTGTGTGAAGACCAACTCCACCATCGTTTGTAATCCAAGCAGTGTATGCGTATCCAACTAAACTAGTAATTGTATTTGAACTTCCTACTTGTATTTGTGCAGCAGTAAGAATTCCAGTAAAGTTGGCATTGGTTGCGGTCAGAGCATCAACCGTTCCAGTCGTAGCATATAAATTTGAAGTCGTTACAAGTCCAGTAACTCTAGTGTCTCCATGAACGTTAAACAAATAGTTTTGTGGGATGGAAGTACCAATTCCCACAAGACCATTTGCGTTTACAATAAAGTTATCATTATCAACTTGAAGACCAGTTCTAAAATTAAATGACTTACGAATATTTGCCATTTTGACGCTTTTTAGTTATTTATCTTGTAACTTTTGTTCAAGTGCTTCAACTTTATCTGAAAGACCTTTGATAGCTTCTACAAGGAGTGGAATTACCTTATAGTAGTCAACTGCAAGATAACCATTATCTCTAGTTGTTACTGCTTCTGGGAGAACAGAGAGAACTTCTTGAGCAATCAAACCAACATCGTGACCTTCCTTATTTGAATTCTCATTCCAATCAAAAGTATTACCACTGATTGAGAGAACCTTAGCAAGAGGATCTTCAATTCTAGTGACATTATCTTTCAGTCTTTGGTCAGATGTATAGAATGCTGTAATATCACCAGAAACCGTAAGATCTCCGTCAATATCTACACCACCACTTGTTGTTTGAAGTTTTTGCGAATTGTCATAATAAAGAACAACTTCTCCGTCATCGTTTACAACGATACCATTTTCACCAGACTTGGCTTGAATGTAAATATTACTATTGTCATCATTATCTACGTTATTACGAATATAGATATGACCAGTATTATTATCGATGTAGGAATTTGTTCCGTTGTGATAAATTTCTAGATCGTTATCGTTTCCAAAAGTTGCCTTTTCATTATCATCTAAGTGGAATTCGTTGGCAGTTACAGTTCCAGAAACTGAAATACCTCCAGTAATAGTTAAATCACCGCCAAGGATAAGATCTCCTTCAATATTAGCATCTCCACCAACATAAAGACTCTTACCAATACCAACACCACCTGTTACAACAAGTGCTCCAGAAGTTGGACTTGTTGAATTTGTTTCGTTAGATACTTTAACAACTTCAGTAAATCTAGTCTTTCCATTAAATGTGACTGGACCATCGAATTGAGAAAGAACCTGCCCAGAATCTCCACCTTCTACAACAATTCTTTCTTTTACAATAATTTCATCAAATACTGCACTCAATCTTGATGGATCTTCGCCAGTTATGGTTGGAATTGGAGTATCAAATGTGGTTTCTTCTCCAGTTGCCGCAGACTTCTTCTGGTTTCCGATATAGAAGTCTCCTCTGTTGTTCATACCAGTATAAACAACAATACCAGCAGATCTTTCTTGTGCTTGAACTAAGAATTCTTCTCTTTCTGGAAGTGATTTAACCTGAACTTGTGGAAGACCTGTTGAATAGTTTCCTGGTCCATAACCAAGATATTCAAATGTATGACCAGAAGCACGAATAATCGATGGTCTACGGAACTCAATAGATTTTGGTTCAATCTTTTTAATTAAAGAACCAGAATCGTGAGATGTCTGTCTAGTTGCAAGAGCACCACGAATTACAACCAACTGATTACTATTAACACCTTGGAGAGTGTCATTTGCCACTCTCATAATTTCATCGTCAATCTGAATATAAGAACCTAGTGGGAATCTAGTCATAGTTCCTATTCCAGATTCTGGAACAGTTACTACGAACTGAGATGTAGTTTCGGCAATTCCAACACCTAATGTTAATACTTCACCACCATAGAAACCAAAAGCTCTTGTTCCAAGATTTTCTGCAGATCTATCAGAAGAACCGTCATTTGCAGAGAATGCGTGCTTCAGAATATAACCTGAAGTTGTTGTAATTCCAGAAACAGTAAATGAATTAACAGTATCTTTTGATTGAACAATAAAATCACCAGTATTATTATTGTTAGAATCAATAATTCTAATTCTGTTTCCAGAAAGAAGACCGTGTGCCGTTGCGGTTACAATGCCAGTAGAAGTATCGGCAGTAAAGGAAACAGAAGGTCCTACAACATATGCATAGTGATCTGAAGTAATAACTGGATCTCCCGTTGTTCTGGCAATCGAAATCTGATTAGCAGCACCAACGGCAGTAATACGATGATAAGTGTCTGAGGTTGTTCCAGCACCAGTAAACTGAACTACCTGTCCAATTGCGGTGCTAATACCAGCATTTGTAACGACAAATGTTGCCGCTCCATTTCCACCAAGATCTTCAGTGCTGAAATATAGTGTTCCTGCACTATAACCTGAACCAGGAGAAATGATTGATGCATCTGTTACGTTTCCAGTTGCATTTACGGTTACTCTTGCCGTAGCACCATTCCAAGTTCCAGTTGCCGATCCGTTTAGAAGTCTTACGTTAAAATTATCACCAGTTCTATAATCTGTTCCAGCAGCACCAATAGTGCCAGTAACAAGTCCTTGCAGTCCGTGTCTTCTGTCGAAAGTAATATCTGGAGTTGTTGTTGTTGCATCGGTAACAGAAGAAACATCTAATCCAGCACCAAGTTTAGTGAATAATTTTCCAACAGATTCTCTAGTAATACTCTTCTTAAGATCATTTGTTACAACTTCACCAAGAGGAGAAACCTTTGCATATGATTTTGCCGATAAAGGATTGTCATTTACATTGTCTCTATCAAGTTGTGGATAGAGATCTACGATATTCTGACTATATTTTAAATTGGTAAATTCATTAGAAATCGCATTATCTGCAGAAGAAAGATAGATGTGGTAAATTCCATCTCTGTCCCCATCTTCATATTCTTGAATTACTTCGTTTCTATAAACATAGAAGTTAGACTGTAGATCCTTTCTTTCGAATCTTGGGGAGGAATCTGTTCTAATTCCTGTATTATTAGTAAATGTCCCGGGAGTTTGATTTGATATGTCATAGGTAAATGTCATATCATCAACAATGGTAACCGTGAAGGTTCCGTTATATCCCTTATCAAAAGTTCCAATACCAGTGTTGATAGAACTGTCAGTTACATTACGAATAATGACACTATCGCCAGTTGTTAAATTATGAGGAAGTTCTGTCCTTACAGTTGCTGTTGGAGTGCTGAATGAGCAGGTGCTAATAAACCTTGGATTTCTTTGATAATCATAATCATCTGCAGCAGTAATCGTGCTCTTATTGAAATCTGTGTCATCGGTTCCACGATATCCCGTAGAACTAGATTCTTGGATTACAAATCCGTTTTCTGGTGTTTTTGCAGAGGAAAGTTCTTTTGGAACTACGACTCTCAACTTGTAAATTTTTTCGTCAAGACTTCTTGTATCTGGAATTCTCTTGATATATGAAGCTTCGGAAGCACCGGAACCAGTAAGATTGGTGTAGATATCACTATTAGAGTTTGTTTGAATATACCACTGACTTTCAGAAGAATCCCACTGGACTGGATGACCGATATCTCCAGCAATTTTATCAGATACTCTGCTCAGTACCTTAAGATTGGTTCCGCCATAAACAGTAATTGGACTATCATTACTTGCATCCGATGCTGATGCTGCTAATTTAAATGTTGTAGTGCTTCCACTTGGAACAATCGCATAATAAACTGTATTCGTTCTTAGATTTTCTGGAAGATCGCCGTCATCACTAATAATAATTACCTTTTCTCCAGTCTCTAGAGTATGACTTCCAGAAGAAAGGGTAAAGACATTTGAAGAAGGAGCACTAACATCATATTGTTTTACGGAATCTGTAGATCCGTCTGACATTATAATGTTTGCAGAATATTCTGTTCCTCCAATATTCAGGTATAATTTATCGCTTACTCTTGCTCCAACACGATATCCTTGTGTGAGGATTGGTGGAATAACATCTCTCGATTCAAATCCAAACAAGTACAATCTGTCATTGTTACTCGTGTTTCCAAGATCAATTGTCAACCAATCAACATTTTCTTCCGATTCAACAATTGCTCTTGGTGGAATAATATGAGTAATAAATGCTTTATCATCTTTTGCAAATGCTTCTGCTTTAAATCCATCGGCAGAGAGAGATATTTGACCAAAGTTGGAGTTTGAATTGGTGATAGATGCATCGCCACCGGTTTCGCAAACAAAGTGTTTGTTATATCCAATCGCAAAAACAGAAACAATCTGAATAAAGGAATCATTGGAAGCTTTAATGTGACTAGATTCCCATCCATTTCTATAGATTGCTTCGGAGTCTAAGTGATATACTGTTCCATCGGAAGAAGATTCACCCGACAGTGCTCCACCATAAGTTGCAGTGATTGCAATATTATCACTATAATCTCTAGAAGAAGGACTATATTTTACGAATGCACGATCATCTTTCTGAAGGGATACACCAGTAAATTGTGCAACGACCATTGAACGGAAACCAGTTGCCTTGCTTCCATCGGCGTGCATACCATTCATACCCCATACGGAACGCATAGAGCAGTTAAAGATATAAGGAGAAGCACCAGATACAGTATCAGTTTCTACAGTAACAAATTCATCACCAGAAATGACACCGGGAGTGGTCATTGTCGATG